CTCTCCGAGTTCAAGGCCCAGCAACAGCAGATCGACGACGCCCGGAAGGAGGCCGAGGAGGCGAAGAAGGAGGTCGCCGGCATACAGATCGGCGGGGAGAATCTGCTCGATGATTCCAAATCCCTCACGACAAAGAATTGGAGCAAAATTGTAGCCAATGTATATTACGAAAAATATCAAGGTTATCAATGCGCGGTAATCCGCAATTCTGAAAATGGAGGTGTTCGATGCAATCAGACATTTGAAGCCGGCATGAATGTCGTATCTTCCGTATGGGTATTTTCAGAGCAGGCATGCAATATAGGCGTTGGCATCGAAGGATATGGCAACTACAAGTATTCTCTATCCGATAATGAAGTAGGTAAATGGGTACGGGTAGTACTTCAGCAAAGAACTACCGATAACAAGTTCGTATGCTACCTGTTGAATGGCCAAACATCATATGTAGTAGCCTTCCGGATGGCACAGATGGAGGAAGGAAACAAAGCGACTGCATGGTCTCCCTCTATCGCCGATCAGGAAGAAGCCATAGACGCCGCACAGCAGACCGCCGACAATGCCGCCGCAGGGGTCGATTCGCTCAAGAACTTCACCGACGAGGCATTCGCCGACGGCATCGTGGACCGCGCCGAGGCGGCCGCCATCGGGAAGTACACGAACTCGGTGAACGAAACCCGGAAGGCTGCGGATGCCGCCTATGCGGAGATATACGGCAACCCGCTGCTGGGCGGCACGGCGAAGTCGAACTTGCAGGCCGCGAAGAGCGCCTTCGACACCGCCGCAGCCGATCTGCTCGCCGCGATCGCCACGGCGGCCGACGATGGCATCGCATCCCCCGGGGAGCAGGCCGACGTGGACACGAAGTACACCCTATTCAACAACGCCTACGGAACTTTCGGGACACGCTTGGAGGAGGCGAACAAATACATGCTCACGGCCGTGAACACCGCCTCGCAGGGAGCCTTGCAGCTCTCGCAGGAGTTACAGGGGGTCGTGAACAACATCAATGAGACGATCCTCCCCGACCTGCAAGCCCAGATCGACGGGTCGATCGTCTCGTGGGGTGGCGAAGAGGTTCCGACGCTCTCGAACTACCCGGCGAACCAATGGACCTCGGACACCGAGCGCAAACGGCATATCGGAGACTACTACGACCGCAAGACCACGGTCGATGGCCAGGCGGCCTACGAGCGCTACAAGTTCGCCTTCGAGAACAACGCCTACCAATGGGTGCGCATCGCCGACAGCGGAGGCGCCGCAGCCATCGCCACGGCGCGCGAGGCCCTCGGGCTGGCCGGGACGAAGGCGCGGATATTCTTCGGGGCGACGACGCCCGCCGTGCCCTACTCGGTGAACGACGTATGGTTCCGCTCGTCCGGGGCCGGGGCAACGCTCGAAACGACCGTCTATATATCCAATGCCGACAAGGGGCAGCAGGAAACCGCAGCGGCCGCAGACTGGCAGCTGGTGGACGACAGCCAGGTGCGGCTGCGGCAGATGTCCTCCGACGGCGTGATCTCGCGCGAGGAGAAGGCATCCCTGCGAAACCGCCTCGCGCAGATTCAGGAGGCATACACCTCCTATCAGAACGACGCCGCGACATACGGCGTGTCGATAGCCGGCCTTGCGGCGGCATACTCCGCACTCGTGAATTTCCTCACGGGGACCGTGGCCGTGAACAACGACACGGACACGACGCTATCGGCCGAACAGCGATCCGCCTACAATGCCGCGTTCGCGGCCTACGACGCCGAGGTGAGCAGGTTCTCGAACCTCGTGGCCGATGCGATCTCGCAGGGGAAGGTGGATGATATTCAGTTTTCCGCCGTAAACCTTGTCGACGGCTCGCATGCCGATTGGGTTGCGGCAAAAGCAAATGCCTCCGGATACGACGGGACCGAGACGGTGATTTATATCGACCACACGTTAATACGCGGGAAGCAGATCACCTATCGGGTAGAACTGAAAGGAGAGAATGCACAGGCTCCGCAACTGGGATTCGAGATCAAGGTGCATTTCACCGATAATACGGATCAATGGATTGCCCGATATGCGTCACCCGACATTCCGGACAGGGGGACATTTGAAAAGACATACGTTTTCAGTTCGCAGATTCAGGACAAAGAGATCGAATATGCGCGATTGTATCCCATATTCAGAGACTTATCGGGCGAACCGGTTTCCGGGAAACTGTATATCAAACATGAGTTCGTTGCCGTCGGAAACAAAATTCCTTCTACTTGGGCGCCGTCCATCACAGACCAGGAGAAGTACACGGACGACAAAGTGGACGGCATACAGATCGGCGGAGTGAATCTCCTGAATGATTCTGAAACGCTGCAATCATGGGAGAAAAACACCTCATATACCAATGTAGCATTTGAAGAATATCAAGGATACAAGTCCGCAGTTATAACAAATTCAGTCGGAACATATGCAGGACTATTTCAGAACGTATCTGGCTTGAACGTTGGAGATGAATACATGGAGTCAGTATGGGTTTTTGCCGAGCAACCCACTACTATACATTACGGATTACAACTTTATGAATACTCCATTTCAGGAAATGAAGTTGGTAAATGGATTAGAATCTCCGATGTACAAAAAGCGCCTTCGGCATCAAAAGCATTTCTATGCACTGCGAACCTTACCGATGCTTCTCATAAGATAGCATTTCGCATGGCGCAACTGGAGGCCGGGAACAAGGTGACGGCATGGTCTCCCTCTATCGCGGATCAGGAGAAATACGCCGACGAGACCGCCGGAGAAGCTGTGAACGGTGTGGAGACGCAGATCGACGCCTCGAAGCTCGATCAGAACACGTACTATCCCGTGACGATCAAGTTGAACGGCATCGCCCGGTCGAAAATCACGGTCCGCGTGAATCTGAGCGACACGCAGCCCGGAAAACCCGCATGGTCTACATACAAAGAGAATCGGTTTTCATGCCAGGCGGTATGGTACAACAACGGAAACTCATGGGGATCGAACTACGATAAACGAGTGGTCGAGGAGTATCAGCACAGATATGCGGACGGCAGACCCATCGGCTCCGTCGGACAGATGACGAATTCCTCGAACGAATACATATATGTCCGGGGCGGCGGCGTATACCGATTCTTCGCGACGAATGCCGGGACACCCGTGCTGCACACCGAAGCCTATACGGTCGATGAGCAGACCGTAGACCTCAAAACGTCCGTCGAACCGCTCGTATCCCTTCAGGAGCAGGCAAACAGCACGCAGCAGGAGGCCGAGACCACCCGGCAGGCGATAGCCGACATGAACGACGACACGATCTTCGACGTCTCGGAGAAACAGTCCATTCGGACACAGTGGGAAAACATTTCGGGGTATGCCCGCACGGATGTGTCACTGGATTCGCTGTCGGCAACGAACGGATCGTACTATCGGGTGCGCGACATGGCCAAAGCGGCGGGAATCAGCACGGCCGGATTGCTCGCGGCGGTAAACAGCCTCCGGGTGAAGCTCAACGACTATGCGCTATACACCGCATCGAACACCCCGGGATTCGACCGGGCCGGACTGGCCGTATTGTTCACGGCGTATTACGCGCAGGAGATCGACGTGCTCAACGCCGTAAGCCAGAAGTACACCGACGGAAAGGTGGCCGACATCGAGACCTCGATGAAGGATTACGACTACCTCAAGCTCGTATTCCCGAACAATACCGTGGACAACAACGGCGTGTTCCTATCGCAGCTGATGGCCGTCAAGAACGGAACGTCGGCATCCGCGGCGGTAGTGGCCGGATTATACGGAGGCGGCGTAGATTCGCTCAACAATGCCGGATTCAAGGACACAACGCACGGAATTCTTATGATGTTCGCTGGCGCTACCAGCATTCAGAACGTGGCGGCGGCGAAAACCCGGATATACGGGGACGGAACACTATACACGAGCAAATTGGTCGCACAAGCCGGAACGATTGCGGGCTTCACGATCGGGACCGGATACATCGGATCGGAAAATTTAACAGGATCCGAATATTTCTACCTGTCTTCGAGCGTCATAAAAAACGGAAAGAAGGATACGTATGCGATGATCGGCGATACAATGTATCGGGAGAAATGGAAAGTGGCGGCCACCCTATATAACCACTACGGATCGACGGGTATAGGGCTCGTCGTCGATATGGGGGATAACTCCCATGCCGCGATATATGTCCCCAATGGAACATTCTCCGGATTCCGCCCCATGTCCAGATCATACGACAACGGGACATACACGCTGAAGGGCGACGAAGAAGAGACCGTGTTTTTCGTCAATACGTCGAAAGGAAGCACGACATTCTATCTGCCCTCGAATCCGCAGCCGGACCAACGATACGAGATTCGGAAGCTCCACAGCGGCAACAGCATTATCATCAATGCGCAAAACAACGGAGACATCTACGTGACGGGAAGCAACAACCCCAGTTCGCAAATATCGTGGACCGGGCGACGATGCGTAACCATTCAGTACAGCAAAAATCTCGATGCTTGGGTAATGTGGTTCAGCTACGAAGCATAAACGAACATGCAATCATACAGACTATGAACAAGACACAGATCGACTTCACGAAGTTCAGGCTCTACACGGGAATATCCCGAAAGGAAACACGCCCGTTCGACGTCCGCGAGGAGCTGGCCAACTCGCTTTACCTCGCGGGACGAGGAATCCGCATGCACGACCTCGCAATGCGCATTTTTCATTCCGACGGGCCCGTGGAGCTCGACGACGCGGATGTGCAACTGCTCAGGGAGTTCGCACTGACCCTCTCGCCGGCATTCATCGACAGCCTCGATCAGAACTTAGGCACCGAGACCGGGGACGGAAAATAATCTCTTACCTTAAAATCATAACATTATGAAAAAGACACTTATTATCATTGCAATCGTCGCGGCGATCTGCCTGCTGCTCATCGGAAAAACCGCCATCCCCTTCATCCTCGGAATGGTTGCCGGGGTAATAGGAACCGTGTACGGACCTATCTGTTGGAGTTGGTTGCAGGAACGATTCCGCAAATAACGTCTTTAGGGGGCAGGCGTAAAAAAGCCCCCGCCTTCGCTTGCAGTCCTCTTACCTCCTGCAAACGACAAAGGTGCCACAACACCAAGACGGAGACATATAGTCCCTACGGTGTTGTGGCACCTATTGTTTTTATGTAAGAGGATTACAAATTTACAAACTTTCCCGAATATGTGCAAATCCGAAATTTTCAACCGTATCCTCAATACGGTATCGCAGGAGACAGAGATAACCATTGATGAGATTCTAAGCCGAAGCCACCGAAAGGAAATTGTGGATGCACGTTATCTGTTCGTGTATTTTTTACGCAGCAGGGGTTTCATTCCCGCCGAAATCGCCCGAAGATTACGGCTTACGCCGCAAGCGGTTAGTGGTATCATTTGCAAATTCCAGAAACGGCGGGAGCAAGGCGACCGAATCTTCGAAATAAACTATCAACAACTATGCAAACAACTGAAAACAGACTGATTGCCCGACTGTTCCTAATTTAGGACTTTTGCATCGTGAGCTCAACGGCATGCGCTCCCCGACGCGAGCGTACAATGTAAAAAGTCAATAACATGAACGAGAAAACTTTAGTGTTCGACAACGGCGGCGCGATGGACGGCAACCTCGTGGCCGCCCTGATGAACGGCAACAACCGCAACGGCTATGGCAACGGCTACGGCTGGGAGTGGATGTGGATGATCCTGCTCTGGGCCATCTGGGGCGGCAACGGCTGGGGCGGCTTCGGCGGCCGCGGAGGCCTTTCGAACCTCCCGGCCGAGCTGAACGGCGACGCCGGGCGCCAACTGCTGATGAACGCCATCCAGGGCAACGGCACGGCCATCTCGCAGCTCTCCTCGTCGCTGGGCTGTTCCGTACAGCAGATTCAGACGGCGCTCTGCAACATTCAGGCACAGTCGGGTCTCTCGGCGCAGCAGATCATCAACGCCATTCAGGCCGGGAACTCGCAGGTCCTTTCGCAGATGGCATCCTGCTGCTGCGACGTCCGCACGGCCATCGAGCGGCAGGGCTACGAAAGTCAGCTGGCAACGCTCAATCAGACCAACGCCCTGACGAGCAACGCCAACACGCAGTTCAACGTCCTCGGCTCGAAGATCGACGCCCAGACGCAGATCATCAACGACAAGTTCTGCCAGCTCGAGATGCGCGAAATGCAGAACAAGCTCGACGCCGAGCGCGCCAAGAGCGCCGCGCTGGCCGGGCAGCTTTCGCAGGAGCATCAAACTGCGACGATCATGCAGTCGCAGGCCCAGACCGTGGCTCCCGTGAACGCCGCGATCAGCGATCTGAGCAACCGCCTGGCGAAGATCGAGTGCGGCTTGCCGCCCACGACCGTGGTTCCCAATCCGCAGGTGTACGCAATGCCGGCATGCGTGGCCGCGCAGTACGGCCTGGGATTCGGATTCGGGGCTCCCGGATACGGTAACGGCTTCTGGGGTTAGTACGGAAAGGAGGTCGCTATGGCAGCATATCCTTTTCAATACGTAAACCGCAGAGGCATTCCCGTTCTGAAGACTACGGGCGTGACGGCCGAGACCACGGGCGTCGTGTTCTCCTTCCCCAACCACGCATTCGCGAATTCGTGGTATCGGGGGCTCGTGCTGGTCGAACTGGCGCAGGCCATTCCCGCCGGCACGACGGGAACGCTCCCCGTGCTCTTCGAGACAAACGGGCAGACGAAGAATCTGACGACGTACAACGGAGCGAACGTCACCGTCTCGGACATTCCGGGAACCGGTGTATTCCAGCTCTGGTACGACAAACAGACCGACACGCTGCAACTGATGACGGGAGCCGTCTGATGAGACGAAAAACAATTAACCGAAGGCGACGGGAGGGGCCCCGGTCTCTCCCCGAGCTTTCACAAAACCATTAACCGAAGATGTTTGCGAATTTAACGAAAGGCGCGCCGGTGTACGTACTGGATTTGCGCGGAACGCCCAAATACTACATGGCTACGCTCGAAGAGGCGCCGCAGCCTTATTTCCCCGCACCGGGAAACTTCCCGCCTTCGCAGCCCTCCGTCAGCTTTCCCATAGGCGACCAGAAATGGGTCGTCCCGGTGAACGCCGACATGGTGACGAAGGACGGGCTCACGGTCACCACGACACGCGAACGGCTCATCGACGCGGTGAACGCCGCGCGGCAGCAAAGCCAGAACGTCGTGGATTCCTACGAGCGGCACAAGGCCAATCTCGAGCTCTTCGACCAGATCATGCGCGAGATCAGTCCGGCGTATGCCGGGCAGGCGCAGCGGGACGAAGACATGCAGAAACTCCGCGAAGAGGTCGGACAACTGCGACAGATGCAGGCGGAATTCCTCTCGATGAAGTCGTCGCTGGACGCCTTTCTTAAATCGCAGACACCTTCCAAAACGAGCAAATGATGAGAATGTGGGAAATTGAAGGCCGGTACCGCGGTGACGGGTACGGCGAACGCGAGGAGATCGAGCGCAAGATGCGCGAAGCCTACGAGTGCGGCTACGAGGATGCGCGGCGCGAAATGCGCGGCGGATACGGAGAGCGCCACATGGGCGGCTATACGTCCGACGGCTACGGAGAACGTGGCGGGGAGTATGGCGGCGACGAGTACGGCGAGCGGCGCGGAGTGAAGGGAACGGGTCCTTATTCGCGATACCGCTATCGCTAAGTAGAATCCGGAGAGGGGAGCAATCCCCTCTCTTCAAACTTCCGAAGTATGGACAGAGAAAGACTGGATGCACACGATAGGATGCCGGACGACATTCGGGCATATCTCGAAAAGAACGGATGGTCGTTCTCGAAGAAGATGTGCGAATTCGCCGTCGGACGCATGAAGGACCGCAACGGGAAAAAGCTCGAACCCCTCACCAAAGAGCAGGTGGACAAGCTGCTCAAAACATACGAAATAGTCCTCAAGCACGATAACGGATACGACTGCGTATATGTCGCCAACATGGCGAAGTCCGACTATTGGGGATCGTCGATCGGAGACGAGCAGCAGCTCGCACGATTCGTAAAGGACTACATCGACGACGAGGACGCCTATCCCGGGATGCCCTTCACGCGCTATTTCGCCGATCTGATCGGGTCGGGAACAAATGTCCCCTGGGACGATGTGCTGTAATCGGACGAGGAGCCGGCCTCGGCTGGCCGAAGCGTGGGTGCGGTTCGAAAAGGTATATTCGACGCTATGAAAATCCGGGATTTGAGGATAGGGAAGTATGGATGGCGCGTGCGGTTCTATTTCGCCGTGCATGGCTATCATACGCGCTCTATCCTCTTCTCTTTGAAGGAGATAGAGTGTCCCGGCACGATTCTGGAACGGGTGAGGGGAAACCTCCTGCGGGCGGATATGGATTCGGGGTTCACCTACTCGAACAAGACGATGCGCCGCTCCGTGGTCGTCGTGGGCCTCGCAACCTCGCAGGCGCAATTCCTCAACTCGTTCGAACACGAGCTCAGACACCTCTGCGACGACATCGCAGCCGCTTCAGGAATGCCAATGCAGGGAGAGGAGGTCGCCTATCTGACCGGAGACGTGAACAGCCTGCTATGGGCCGACGTTCACGATTTCGTTTGTTGTAAATGTAATTGTCTCAAACTACAGTCGTAACAATAATAAAATGGAATACAAAATAATTGTATTCCATTTTTATTTGAATGTCGATTAAATGGTAGTTGTGTGGTTTTTGGTTCGCATTTCGTTTTGCCATAAGTTTGGCGCATTTCGTTTTTTATAAAGGCTACATTTGGATTTGGCGATTATAAGAGGGCGGGGATTCCGGCCGGAGGAATGGGTGGTGTCCCGGGCAGGAGGCCGCCGCTCCTCCGGAATCCTTCCGATACGGCGTTTGAAGTCCCGCACGATCTGCCGGCCCAGTCCGGACACCGTGCTGTCCACCTTGTGAATCTCGACGGGCGTCACCAGATTCTTGTATTTGGCCCTTCCCAGCCGGAACTTCATGTCGTCCAGATTGCCCGTGATGTTCAGCCCCAGCTTGAAGGGAATCGGCGACTTGAGGATGGAAATGTGGTAGTCGAAATTCATGTCCAGGTCCTGCGTGCCTCCCACGGCCGCCCGGTAGCGGTCCATGGCGACGGCGAAGGGATAAACGGTGACGTATCCGTCCTTGACGCTGATATTCACAGCAATGCTGTCGATCAGGTTCCGCTCCTTGTTCTTGAAGAAGAATTTCTTGGAGATTTCGGCGAAGGTCTCGCCGTCCATCAGCACGAGGCTGTCGCCCCGGAGGCGGATGGCCGAACGAAGGGTCGGAATCCGGATGTTGAGCGCCGAGTCCAGATCGGCCTCCGCCGAGACATCGAAATCGACCGTTCCCCGGAACGACCGCAGCATGGGCACGATGCTGTCGAGCGACGGGGTGAATTCGACCAGCTTTCCGACATTGATGCGCCGCAGGCGGAAATCGAATCCGACGTATCCCCGCTCGGGCCGCACGGCCTGGTAGAGCAGCGTCGTGTGCATAACCGCATCCAGCCCCTTCATGGCCAGATCCTTCAGGTGCACGGTCCCGTCGCGGACGTCCACGGCGCCGCGCACGTCCTCGAAAACGAATTTGCCGTAGCGCACGCGGCGGAAGTCGGTGTGCAGCGCGAAGTCGATGTTTTTCGGAACGACGAAGAGTTTCAGATCGGTGGCCGCGGTGTCCGCCTCGATGTGCAGGGTGTCGGCCGGGAACGAGACGGCGCGGATCAGTTGGTTGCAGTTCAGATTCCGCGACGAGAGCGAAAGCTCGGCGCGCAGGGGCCTGCGGCGGCGCATGGCGCCGTAGAGGTCGTGCACGACGCCGCTGGCCGTCAGATCGGAGCGCCCGATGCGCATGGTGGCGTTCCGCAGCGTGACGGCGCGGTTCCCCACCGTCACGGAGGTCTTCTCCATACGGATCGGCAGGGCGCACTGCGGCGTGGAGACCACCAGACGGCTGAATCCGACGATCCCTTCGGGTATCCACACCGAATCGCGCAGCTTCTCGGCCGTCACGCCGATTCCGGCCCGGTCCATTCCCATCCGGGAATCCCCGACGCGGCAGAACAGCGTGTCGGCTTCGAGCGCGAGCCCCACCTTCGGTTTCGCGGGATCGCGCTTCCCGGGTTGCAGACGGACGGTCGCCGTGCCCCGACCGCAGAAAAGACTCAGGGAGTCGCCCGCGGCGGCCTTCAGCCGGTTGAGCGTCATCGTGCACTCCATGCGGGCGATACGGGTCGTGTCCTGGGGGTTCGTCGTCCGGACCGTCGCCGCCAGCCGCTCCATCGAGGAGGAGAGCCGCGGCGAGCGGAGAGAGGCGTGCCGTATCTCGGCTTCGGCGTCCAGGCGGTCGTCCCCGGCGAACGAGAGCGAAGCGCTGCTCGTGAATTCGAACTTCCGGGCCGTATCCCGGAGCGCCAGGCTGTCCATGACCACCCGTCCCCGGGCCCGGATACGCCCGAGGTCGCGGTTCCTGAGCGCCGAAAGACGGCAGCTCATCCGCAGCTCGGCCTCCAGCTTTCCGGAAAGGGAGACCCCTTCCTGCAACGGGAAAGTCTGCGCCAGGGCCGTCAAGTCCACCGCGGACTTCGTATGGAACGAGACGAGCGGATCGTCCAGCAGGTTCTTCACCTCGGCATCGGCCAGAATATCGGTGTGCGCACCCTTGAAGCGGAAAATCTCCAGATTGCAGAACGACGGCTCGCGGCGCATGGGATCGACCTGTCCCACGAGACGGGCATCCAGCGCATCCACCCCGTAGGGCATTCCGGCATAGCGGGCCGAAGCGTCCTTTATCTCGGCATCGAGCGTGGCGAGCGGAAGCGCCTGCCTTCCATAGGGGCCCTTCACCGCACCGCTGATGCGCACCTCGCCGTCGGCGGCGACCTCCCCGCGCTTCAGCACGCTCTCCGGGATCATGTGCAGCACGGTCTCCAGCGAGGGAGCGTGCAACCCGTAACGCAAGTCGAGAAGCAGCGCCCCGGCCGCCGCCGTGTCGCGCCGCACGGTTCCCGTCAGGTCCAGCTCCGTGCCGTTGATGCCGAGCAGGGCGTCGTGCAGCGTGAGCGTGCGCTGCGCCCGGTCCAGTTCGACGGAGGCGCGCAGACGGGTGGCCACGCGATTGACCAGCAGTTCGCCGTCCTGCCAGAAAAGGATGTTCCGGTTCCGGAAATCGAGCGCCAGCATGGAGTGTCCCTCCCCGAGCCGGGCCCTCAGCCTCAGCCCGGCATCCCGGATATTGGCGAAGACCTTCGTTTCGCGGTCGTCGAACGTCACCGAACCATGACGCAGCGCGACGTGCCGGACGGAGATTTCACTGACGGTCCGCACGGTATCCGCCGTTGTATCCGTCGCCGTGCCGGACGCAAGCGTGTCGGCGGAGGGGAGGATGTCCCAGTTCGCACGCCCCGTCCCGTCCCGGAAGGCATAGACGTCGGCACTGTCCAACGAGAGTTTCAGTATGTCGATTTTCCGGTGTCTCAGGTAGCTGACCGGATTGAAGACCAACACGGCCTTGCGGAACGTGAGCAGCGTGTCGGTCCGCTGCCAGAGCGTATCGCGGAGTGCCGTCGAAACCAGCGTGCCGTCCGTCAGTTTCACGCCGAACCGCGGAAAGGTGGAGAAAAAGGTCAGCTCCACGCCGCCCATCCGCAGCCGGGCGTTCAGACTCCGGTCGGCGATCCGCTCCACGACGGGCGTCAGTTTCGAGGGCGTGAAAACGAAATTCAGCACGACGGCCGTGCCGACGAGCAGCAACAGCAGCACGCTTCCCGCCGAAACGGCGCTTATCCGGATGATTCTCTTCGTGCGACGGTCCAT